TCACTGAGTGACAAATCAGAGATTGATGCGTAACCATGTGCGCGAATCTCAGATTCGATGTAATTCGCTATTTCACGTTTTTCATACTCAGCGATGTCAATTTTACTGATATAAGTGAATTCGCCTTTGGTATTCCAAATGAAGTCATTGTTTTGTCCGAGATGCTGCTCTATTCGAATCATTGGTATGTATACCAAACGTTCAGCGAGAGCCTCATATGTTAGCACAATGTCATTACCCCATACTCGCAGGATTTCATTTTGGAGAACCTTGTATACCGATTCATTGGTCTTTCCAAAGTAAGTTTGAGTAAAGTAAAAGCTTCTAAAATTCGCGTGAAGAAAATAATTCAACATTTCCTCCGATACAATACTTGACTCAAAAAGCCACGATTCATGCTTGGCATAAAACTCAGCATAAATAGTCTTCGACCAACTGGTGAATATGTTCTTTTGTGTCTTTTGAAATGACGTAAATCTTGCCGCCGTACTCTGTTCCTTGTGCCCTAACATACTTAACAATCTCATCATCATTAAGTATCACTTCTTTGCCGAGTTGCTCTTTTATGAGTCTACGTAAACGACTGAGCTCAATTTCGTTCGAATAGCGGAATCCATTTGTGAATTTCTTCGAGATCACAAAATCAATAGCTGTGCTTGTGTCCTTGTCAATACTAGCTGAATTAATAAATATATTCGGATGATCGAGTTTCCTTTCTTCCGTTTCTTCAATAAGAGCTGGGGGAGCGAAATCTTGAGAGCTATCGTTCTCAAGATGTTCCAAGTATCTCAAGTAGCAACCCATACCAGCAGAAAGCATACCTGAGGTGCTGCTATTAACTTGCTTATAATTTAGAGAACCCTTTAATAAATTCCAATATGCGGTCAATTCCTCTGGAGTACGGCAAGAGAAAACGCTCATATCTTCTGTAACAAGGTTTGAGATCTCAAGTTTAGCGGGGACGTTGCGAAGTGCACCCATATATTTACGAACTACATTTTCTAAATATAACGTCCCGTTTGCATTTGGTTGAGTTATCAACCACGCAATCACATCTTCAGGCTCGATAGTTTTACCCAACTGAGTGTCTACATTAGACTGTCCTTTAACCGTAGCATCCTCTATACCCCCACCTGTAAGCGACACTTTTTGTATCCATGGTTTTTCTTTCAAGAATTTAAGGTATAACTGTCCGGCAACGATAAAAACTTTATATGTACTTCTTTCAGTAATTCGTAACATTTTTGCTTCCAATAACTTGTTGTACATTTGCTTGAAAGCGTTGAACTGCATATATTCCCAAATACCAACGGCACTAATTTTCTTTTGTATAGAATAATCCGAAACCTTGTCTAAGCAAGAAAGAATCACTTCAACCGAATATTTCTTTGCATTATCATCAACAAGCCAATTTAAAAATAATTTTCTCATTGAAACAGATGCCAAGGAAGTTTGCGTGTCATTGGAACTATTAACAATATTCAATTGTTTTATTGCATCCATTCCTTGAACTCCTTTCGTAGTTGCTAATTCTTTAGGCACATTAACTTTAGTTATCGCTAACACTATCCGATGAAGTAAGATAATTATTAAGTTCAACGGTGTAGATACCAAAGTAGTCAAGCAAATCACTTGTGCCATTATTTGCACGAAAAACTAATAACAACGCTACAAAAGTATTCCAAGTCATAGGTCTCTTCTTTTTTTCGATGTCTATTAACGTCTGTCTGCCAATTCCTATCTTGTCCGCTAGTTTAGCTTGCGTTAAATCAAGCTTTTTCCTCAGTACAACAAGGTTATCGGCCATAGATGCCATAAGATTATCTTTGTTAATATCATTATGCACGAATGTATTACCTCCCTAAGAAATTGAAACAGTTATAAAATATATTGCAACGGACAAAATGTAACTATATTGTACAAAATATTCACATTTCCGTCAAGGGAAATTCAGATGCAACCATCGCACATACTTACTTTGTTTCCTCATGTCAAAAACTATAAGGCTTTGAATTGCACCTTGATGCTCCGTTCATATTCCGGTGACGATATGACGGATATGTTTTTCTTTCTTGCTGATTGCATATGTTTCATCCTCTCTTTCAGTTTTTATAGACTTCATGGACGGTCAGCCAACTCCTGCTTATTCTTTACTCATCATACGCCACTCTTTGTTCCATCACAATTCCCGACTTAAATTGTATTTCTATCTTATCCTCGCTGATAACTTTAACACTCTGCAGCAGCCGTCTTACCAGTTCATCGTCATATCCTCCTACCGTACAAGTGCTATCCTTGAGGCAATGATCCACATCATCAATCCTCTGACTAAATGTTTCTGCCAGCCTATTTTCCTGTGTCAGCTTAAGCTTTTTCAATTTCAAGTCTCTTATCCGTTCGGCGATATTATGGTACTGGTCGTCGAAATTTTCATTCACAGAACCCTGCTTTGCATTTTCTTCGATAAGGGTAAGCATTTCACCCTGCAGCTTTTCTATTTGCTCGTCATGCTCAGAAGAGATATGTCTGGTGGAGTAACTTCCGATGACTCTTATTACATTTTCCCGGAAGGCTCCTACAAATTCACCTTGGTTTTCTACCACGCTGTTTATTGCGGTCATAATCGCCTCATACAGGGGCTGTTCTTTTAAAGTGGGGGAATGTTTGCAGTTCTTTGTTCCGTTCTTTAAACGGTTGTCACAACGCCACACGGCGCTTTTCTGTCCGTACTTTGACCATGTCTGCCTGCGGTAAGGCTGACCGCATTCGCCGCATACCATAATATCCGATAAAGAGTATTTTGAACTGTATTTGCTTTTTTCTGTCTTAGATTTCTTTTCGGTGGATGGTCTGTATATGACAGCTCGCCTTGCCTTTTCTTCCTGCGCCCTATAAAAAAGCTCTCTTGGGATAATCGCTTCATGGTTATCCTCAATGTAATACTGTGGAACAATTCCCTGATTTTTTACTCGTTTCTTGCTAAGAAAATCTACGGTATAGGTCTTTTGCAGTAATGCATCGCCCATATATTTTTCATTTCGTAACATTTGATCTATGACACTAGGCTGCCAAGTATCTATTCCGGTTACTGTTTTGATACCATCCGCTTTCAATATTTTTGCAATCTTGATGCTGCTATTACCCTCTAAATAAAGCCTGAAAATTCGTCTTACTAACTCGGCTTCCTCTGGTACAATGACCAGCTCGCCATTTTCGTCCTTAGTGTAGCCTAAAAACTTAGTATGATTGACCGAGATAACTCCGTTTTCAAATCGCCTGACTAATCCCCAGCGTGTGTTTTCGCTTAAGTTACGGCTTTCTTCCTGTGCCTGACTGCTCAGGATAGTAATCAAAAGCTCGCCTGTGCCATCCAGTGTATTGACTCCCTCTTTCTCAAATATAACACCGATATTCTTTTCCTTGAGTTTTCTGATATTTTGCAGAGAGTCTACCGTATTTCTTGCAAATCGGCTGACCGACTTGGTAATGACCAGATCAATTTTTCCTACCATGCAATCTTCTATCATGGTATTGAAGTCATCACGTTTTTTTGTGTTCGTTGCCGATTTTCCATCATCAGCGTAGATTCCTGCCAGCTTCCAATTTGGGTTGCTTTGTATCTTTTCGGTGTAATAGGATACCTGTGCTTCGTAGCTGGTTTCCTGCTGTTCTAAGGTGGTACTCACTCGGCAGTATGCTGCTACCCTGAGCATCTTAAATTGTACCTTTATGCTTCGGTCATATTCCGGTTGAGAAGGTATCACCGATATATTCTTTTTTCTTGCTGTCTGCATCTAATCGCATCCTTTCTTGAGATTTTAATAATTCCCATCTATGGTTAATCCGTTGATAAATTCAAAAGTAAGCCGTCTGTCGGCATAAACCGTCAAGTGCGTGACTACTGTTAAAAACAAATCATCATCAAATTCCTTTAGCTGCTCTCGCTGTGAAAATTCTTGTTTCATTTTCTCAGTGGTATATTCATAATCCTTAATATCGGCAGTGTTGTAAAAGGCCATTGCTCTTTTAAAAATCAAACCAGATAGTTCTTTCGAAGAATACCGTCCAGCTGATTCAAGCTCTTTCACTTTTTGATCCATCTTTTTAAATTCCGGGTTAACAGGCGGGGAAGCTGCCTTTGGCTTTCGGTCTAATAGGTACATCTTGGTAATAATGTGATTTGCAGCACTTATAAATGCTCCCTTGATTTGTTCATCCGTAATCACTCCGCATCGGCATTGTACTCGATTCTTATAAATATACTTTTTGCATTTCCAATTAGTACGTTCTGAAGGTTTACCGCTGTGTTCCACATATTTGCGGTAAATCTCACCACATTCTCCGCAGCGAAGCTTGCCGCTAAAGGTGTATTCATTGACCATACTATTGGGTTGTGCGATTCTGCCTAATGTCTGGCAGCGTTCTTTTCTACAGTTTTGCACCTGTTCAAACTGTTCTTTCTCTATCATCTGCGGATAAAGGTCATCGCCTAAATATTTGGTGTTTTCTAAAATCTTGCCGATAGAACTATGATTCCATGAAGGCTTATTGTTGGCATTTAAAAATCCCATTGCGGTCAGTTCTTTGGCTAAACCATAGGTGGAAACTCCAGAGAGATAATCCTTAAAAACCTTTTTTACTACTTTCTCTTTCGTTTCATCGGTTTGAATTTTTCCATCAACCATTTTATAGCCGATTGGCATATGTCGCTGCATCATTCCTCATCCACTTCCTTTCCGCAGTATTCCGTCAGCTCTAAGCTGTTTTTTAACCTAAATGTGATTATCTGGTTTTCATGAATGATAATTTTATCTACCGTCTGTAAAAACAAATTCTCATCATATTCTTCTAAAATATTAGGATTGCTCTGGATTAGAGCGATCAGCAACTCTGTCCGAGCAATTTCTCGGTCAAAACCATTACTGTCAAGAAGCTGGCTTCTTTTTTTCTTGGCGGCAGTGAGCTCCAGCGTTAAGGTATTTTGTCTTTCTATAAAAACAGCAGAGTCAATATACCCTTTCGCTACGACGCTACTAAGGATATGACTCTGCTCTGTTAATTCCATAATTCTGTTGTTGCATTCGCTGATTTCCTGCTCCTGTTGTTCATCTATCCGAAGACCCTTTAAAGATTCCAGCATGGGAATGAGGATCTCTGTATAATTGCTGGTGAGCTTATTCCACATCACTATAAATGCCCTTTCGATTACATCCTCCCGAATGCCCTTTAAGCTGCATTTTGATTTATCTTCGATATGTTGACTGCAGCACCATTGTATTTTCTCATAAGGCTTGCCGATGTAAATTTTCTGTCTACGGAAAGTACTGCCGCATTCTCCGCAGATAATGTTACTGCTGAACGCATAGCGGTTTTGGTATTTTCCCGAATCATCAATGCCCATTTGCTCTCTACGGTATTCATAAATTTCTTTGACCGCTTCAAACTGTTCTCTGGTGATAATGGGTTCATGGTTTTCTGAAATAAAATACTGAGGCAGCTGCCCTTTATTTGTCTTTCGCTTAAAGGGAACCACCTCAGTTGTAAATGTCTTTTGTAATAATAGATCTCCGGTATAGATTGGATTTTGCAAAATTTCTTTTACTACACTATCCTGCCATTTTTCAGCATTACGGATAGTTGGAATGCCATCTTCTGATAGTCCTTTTGCAATTACATAGGAACCTTTGCCATTTAAATATTCTTTAAAAATACGGTGGACAACCACTGCTTCTTCATCCTTAATGATCAGCTCACCAGCTTCATCTTTCGTATAACCGTAAGCCGGACAACCGAGGATAAAGGAGCCATCTTGAAATCGCTTTTTAACAGCCCACTTAGTATTGGTGGAAATACCCTCCGATTCACCTTGTGCCAGTGAGCTTAAGATAGTCAACATCTGTTCGCTCTTTTCGGATAACGTATTAATGTGTTCTTTTTCAAAATATACAGCGATACTGAGTGCTTTCAGTTTACGGATTGCCTGTATGCTGTCTACGGTGTTTCTTGCAAATCTGGTAACAGACTTTGTAATAATCATATCCACCTTCCCAGCTTCGCAGTCTTTCATCATCCGCAAAAATTCATCTCGCTTTTGAAGCTTGGTACCACTTCGAGCTTCATCTGCGTAGATTCCGGCATATTCCCAGTCATCTTTTTTGCCGATTAGCTCGGTATAATATTTAACCTGTGCAGAAAAGGAATTCTGCTGTTCACGGGAGTCCGTACTTACTCTGCAATAGGCGCAAACTCTTTTCTTTGGCTGCAGCTGCAAAGCCACTTGAACGCTAACAGGCTCGATTTTTGTTATCTTCTTTGTCATAGATTTTCTCCTTTCTTTCAGGACGTGACCTCCTGTTAGCAACATACACTACCACACTAATTTCAGTATAGCTAGTGTTATTACGCATATACTTTTGCAAGTTCCGGAGAAAAGGTTTGACGGTTCAATTCATCTATTTTTTCATACTCATCAGGGGAAATAAGTCCATTCCGAAGCATGATATTTAACAACTTTAGTGCCACCTTATATTTTACTTCATTTGCTTCCTGAGACTTTGACATATCGGCACACCTCCTATTTTAAAACAGGAGAAATCATCAATTTCTGATGTTCTATATTGATTTTTCCCTCTAATGGGGAATAAACTTTAACCCCATAACCATCCAGCTTATGCAAAAACTCCAGCACCTGTTTGGCATCACGGCCAATGCGGTTGATGGAGTCAATAATCAGCACATCCATTTTTCCGATAATGG